AGATTCTAAACATCCCTCTTCACAGGATGAGCAGAAGGGGAAGGACAACACTCAAAATTTCCAAAGCATTGCTATTATTGTAGAGGCAGCGGCGAAAGAGTATGCTCGTCAGACGGAAACGTACGATAAGGTCTACCAGCGGGCCAGTTTTGCTTTGGCTGCTTGCGGCATTTTTATGGCTGCGATGGCAAGGTTTGTAAACGCAAATACTGTGTTGAGTGCATTGAGATCAGTTTTTGTAATTGGTGTACTTGGTAGGACTTTCTTTTTAGCGACCAGCTTTCTTATGCTTCTTGTCTCTATGATGCTGTTTCTTTGGCTCTTACGTGGTAAGCGTATGGAAGCTTTAGGCGTTGAACTAGTGGAGAATTTGGATGTAGAAAAGCGGGGAACTATTGAATCCTACAGATGGCTTAAAGATGGGTATATTAAAGCTATCAAATCCATAAAGATTAACTCGTCTTTAAAGCAGAAGCAGTACAATAGGGCCTTGAGTGTTCTCCTTATATCTTTAGTTTTGTTTGCAATCAGTTTTCTTTTACAGGAGGTATAAAATGAATTTCTTTATGCGTTCAGATGAGGATAACGATAGAAATACTGCTTCTGGCACTCCAGGCTATCCCAGTCAAAGTACGGTTACCGAAACACGTAGTGGTGACAAAAGCAGAAACTGCACCAGAAACAGATAATGAGTTATTGTCATAGACGGCAAAATTAGGAATCTAAGGATGCTCTAACTTGCAGAGCGGATTTCACCATGCGCCGTAACAGGGGCTTAAGCATCCTGGCAATTTTCATCATTGTCATTATTGCTCCGATAATTTTCCACCATTTTGAAGAATAGAAACAGAAAATGCAGCTTTTGTATGGCCAGTGGAAAAGGGAGAACTCGGAGGGCTTGAAAAGATAAATAGCACGCTGGAGAGCGCGTGGAAGGAGAGGGAAATACTAAAAATCAGACGTACGTCAAGTAAGATTCATGAAGAGTGTAGTGGATGTGCTTTCCTATCTTCTGCGTTATGCCCCAATTTATTATGCCGATTGGCTCACCAGAAATGGTGGGCTTTTTTTTATGTCTATAAATAGTTGAGCATTTGGTAGACTAGTAAGTAGGAGGTAAATACTTATGAACGATGCACAGAAGAAAATGCTTAGTGGGTTAAGGGAACAGGGCCTGGGGTATATCAAGATTGCCAAGGCTATGGGCATATCAGTGAATACCGTAAAATCTTACTGTAAACGCCATGCAATCCAGGATAAGAATGGTTATTGCCTTTATTGTGGAAAGCCACTGCATCAGGTAAAACCAGGTCGGAAGAGAAAGTTTTGCAGTGATGAATGCCGGATGAACTGGTGGAATACACACAGGGAACTGGTGAATCACCGGAATGTCAGGAAAATGATTTGTCCTAATTGCCATAAGTTATTTACAGTAACTGGTTCGAAGCCGAGAAAATACTGCTGCCATGAATGCTATGTGGAAGCAAGGTTTGGTCATCATGAACCTTGCCAAAAAAATATTCCTGCCATAAATGCTATGGAAAAGCAAGATTTGGATGTCATGAGCCTTAAAGATGAGGGAACTTATCTTGCTACTATGAATCTAGCGAAGAAAATTTTAGTCCAAGGGCTTATTACTCGAAAAGAATATCGTCGGTTCAAGGAGCGGATGGAAGAAAAATACAAACCGAAGATAAGTACGATATTTATCGATAAATGACTTGCTATTATGTACCTTTAGAGTGATATATATACACAAGAAAAGGGGGGACGCCCCGAAGAAAGAGAGGTACACAAAATGAAAAAGATGGAAATGATTGCAAGGTTCTACGAAAAAAACCTGGACCTGGAAAAGAAATTCAACGAAGCCGAAAAGGCAAGTGACGAAAAGGGCATGGAAGCCTGCCGAGAGGGTTACCAGGAACTGCTTCAGGAGGTTCGGGCCGATGGGGAAGACTTCAGCAGCATGATGCGGCTTTACAGCGAAATGAAGCAGCGCGGCAACAAGCTCCTGGACGTAAGCGGCTCCTACACGGAACCAGAAAGAATCATCCAGATGTTCAAAGAGTTTGGGGTAAAAGAATTCACCTTCTCCTCCAACTGGACCAACGCCAAGGACACCGCCTGGGTCTTCACGAAAATGGGCTGCAACCTGAAAGGTATGGTTGAAATCTACAGCGATAACAAAAAGCTCATGAACAACGAATATGAAAAAAGACCAGCCTTCCTTTTCACACTTTAATAAAAAGAGAGCCTTTGGTAGGCTCTTTTTTGTACCTTAAAAAACTGAATATTTCGTGGACTAGTAAGTAAGAAATACTCAAAAGAAGACTGTCAAAATGACGAGTCTCTTTTTTAATGTCCTAAAAGTACTTAACGATAGGCTTTTTGTCCTGTTACTCCTGAAGACCAAAATTCAGGAGGTGCCAAGAATGAATGACGAACAGAAACAAAAGATTATTTCGCTGCGCCGGGATGGAGCAGGGTATGGCAGCATAGCTACCGAGCTTGGGATTTCTATCAACACAGTAAAATCTTTCTGCAGGAGGAATAGCCTTACAGCGCCAAAGACGGGAACTGTCTGTGAAGAGTGTGGCAAACCGATCACACAGAATCCTGGCCGGAAGAGGAAACGCTTCTGCTCGGACGCTTGCCGCAATAAGTGGTGGAATAACCATCTGGACCTGGTGCGGAGGAAAGCAAACTATACTTTTACCTGCCCTGCCTGTGGAAAAGAGTTCATGGTCTACGGGGATAGCCACAGAAAGTTTTGCTCCCATGACTGCTATATTGCTTATCGGTTTAGAGGTGCTCGCCATGGATAAGAAGACGTTTCAACAAGAAGTAGCTTTCCAGGTGACCCTGCATTTGGCTCGGAAGATGCTGGCCAAGAAGCTCATCACAGAAAAGGAATATCATGACTTTGAGCGCGACATGCTCCGACGATACCAGCCGTTTTCTGGGGACTTATTTACTTGCTAATTGTATCAAACAGAGTGATATATGGTGTTGGAAGGAGTTGATACTATGCGGACAATTCATAAAATCGAGCAAAGCGTTCCTAATCTCAGACCACGTAAAAAAGTGGCTGCCTATGCCCGAGTATCCATGGAATCGGAACGAATGCACCATTCCCTTTCAGCCCAGATTAGCTATTACAGCAGTCTGATACAGAAGAACCCGGAATGGGAATACGCCGGGGTCTACGCTGACTACGGGATTTCCGGGACGGGGATAAAAAAGCGACAGGAATTCCGGCGGATGCTGGAAGATGCGAAAGCAGGGAAGATTGATATTATTCTTACAAAATCCATCCAGCGCTTTGCCCGTAACACGGTAGACTTACTGCGTACTGTTCGAAACCTGAAAAAACTGGGTATCGAGGTATGGTTTGAAAAGGAAAATATCCATACCATGAGCGGTGATGGCGAATTGATGCTGACAATCTTGGCCTCCTTTGCTCAGGAGGAAAGCCGCTCCATCAGTACGAATGTGAAATGGGGAACTCGGAAGCGTTTTGCAAAAGGGATTCCCAACGGACGCTTTAGAATCTATGGATACCGTTGGAAAGGTGACCAGCTTGTTATTGAGCCGAAAGAAGCGGCAGTGGTGAAGCTCATTTATGATAATTTCTTGAATGGGCTATCCGCTGAGGCTACAGAAAAGCAACTGGCTGAACGGGGAGTGAAATCCTCCAATGGAAAACATTTTAGTAATACATCCATCCGGGCGATATTAAAGAATATCACTTACACCGGCAACCTGCTATTCCAGAAAGAATATGTCTCGGACCCCATTACCGGAAAGACAAAAATCAACCGTGGGGAGTTACCTCAATATTTCGTGGAAAATACCCATGAAGCCATCATCCCTATGGAAGTCTATCAAAAGGTACAGGTGGAGCAGGAACGGCGCAGGAAACTAGGGGCTTTGGCAAACTGGTCCATTAACACCTGTTGCTTTACCAGCAAAATTAAGTGCGGTATCTGTGGAAAAAGTTATGTGCATTATATCCGGAAGAAGGGGAAGCAGAAACAAGACTACTGGTCTTGTGGTTCCCATAAAGTCAAAGGACGAACTTGCCAATCGAAAGGCAGCATTCCGCAAAAAGTCCTTATCCAGGAATGCAAGGATGTCCTGGGGATTGAAGAATTCGATGAGAAAATCTTTCTAGACCGGGTGGATAAAATCGTTGTGCCAGAACAACATGTAATGGTGTTTCATATGAAAAATGGAGAGAAGATTACCCGGCAATGGGTATCAACTGCACGGGCTGACTGGTGGACTCCTGAACGGAGAAAAGCATGGGGAGAAAGACATAAACTGAAAAGCACGAACCCTAATAAAAAGGCATTTAATGAGTTTACCGGATTCATTAAATGCGGAAACTGCGGGGAGAATTATAGGAGCCAGCAAACTACGTATCTTGATGGTGGAAAGGAAAGGTACTGGCGCTGCGCCGGCAAATGTGGCAATGGCTCCATCAAGGATAGCACTATGAAAAATTTGACAGCTTCTGTATTGGGAATGGCTTCCTTTGATGAAGGAAGAATGGATGAACTTCTGGAAAAGGCTGTCATCCAAAACGGCGAAGTAGTCTTTTATTTCAAGGATGGCCATACAGAGACCAGGCAATATAAAGAAAAAATACATAGGTGCCGCCACAGTGCAGCATACCGGAGATATATGCATGACCTTATGAAATTGGCAAGAAGCAAGGACCCAGAAGCAAAAGTGAAAATAATGGAGTTAAAAAAGGAATGGAGGAGAGATGATAACCGATGGAAAGAATAGTAAGAGCAATTCCGGCGACAATCAGCCGTTATACAGCGGCTCCGATTAACAGCCGGAAGAAACGGAAAGTGGCAGGTTATGCCCGTGTTTCTACGGACCATGATGATCAGCTTACCAGCTATGCGGCTCAGGTTGATTATTATACAAACTATATTAAAGGCCGGGATGACTGGGAATTTGTGGGTATTTATACCGATGAAGGAATTTCCGCTACCAACACTCGTCACCGTGATGGATTTAAGCGGATGGTCAAAGATGCCCTGGATGGGAAAATCGATCTGATTATCACAAAGTCGGTCAGTCGCTTTGCCAGAAATACGGTAGACAGCTTGACGACGGTACGCAAACTCAAAGACAAGGGCATTGAGATATATTTTGAGAAAGAAAATATCTGGACACTGGATGCCAAAGGCGAACTTCTCATTACTATTATGAGTTCTTTGGCTCAGGAAGAAAGCAGGAGCATTTCAGAAAACGTTACCTGGGGCCATCGAAAGCGGTTTGCCGATGGGAAGGTAAGTGTCCCATTTGGTCGTTTCCTTGGATATGACCGAGGTCCTAATGGAAATCTGGTAGTTAACCAGGAGCAAGCAAAGACAGTGAAGCTGATTTACCGATTGTTTCTGGATGGTTTGACCTTCCATTCCATTGCGCGGAAACTGACTGCCAGCGGAGTTCTCACCCCAGGTGGTAAGAGACGCTGGTCCCAGAAATCAGTAGAAAGCATCCTGACTAACGAGAAATACAAAGGAGATGCCTTACTCCAGAAAAGCTTTACCGTCAATTTTCTGACCAAGGAAAAGAAGCAGAATGAAGGAGAAGTACCTCAGTACTATGTGGAAAATGACCATGAAGCCATCATCAGTCCGCAAGTATTTGACTGGGTGCAGGAAGAAATTAAGCAGAGGCATGAAGGGAAAAAACGCTACAGTGGGGTATCCATTTTCTCCAGTAAAATCAAGTGTGGCCAGTGCGGCAGCTGGTATGGGTCCAAGGTCTGGCATTCCACTGATAGATATCGCCGGACTATCTTCCGCTGTAATGATAAGTTCAAGAATCATTGTACGACACCACATATTACAGAAGAGGAAATCAAATCCATCTTTGTGAAGGCAGTCAATCAGGTTATTGAACGAAAAGAGGAAATTCTGGACAGCGTAAACTATC